CTGTGATAACATTTTTAAGTGTTTCAATCATCGTATCAGAATCTTCACTTTGTTGAGCTATCAATAAAGCTTTTTCTTCTTTTACTAAAAATGGTCTAAACATTACACTCTTCGCTAGCGAAGGAATTGTTAACTTATAAACCGGCGCATTTGCTATTGGTAAAGACATATTATTTTCCTTTTCTCAAATCATTAAGCATTTTACTAAGTTCGCTTGTACTTCCAACAAATATAGCATTGTTATTAGTGACAGATGATTCTTTTTTAGTAGGACCATCTATCGATTGTTTTCGTTTATGTAAATCTAGTAATTGAGTATTTACATCTGACAAGTGTTTTACTAATCCTCCTACAACTTCAAAAGCACGAGGGTGTTCACTTTGCTTTGCTACTTCAAGTGCATGATGCAATGCGTCTTGTCCCTGTTGTAATATAGAATGTAAGTTACTACGTGTGGTTTCAAAATCATTCTCTAGATCTTTGTTTATTGGCGTAGCTTGAACAGCAGGTAATACTTCTTGCTTTTCAACAGGTGCTATGTCAAAAACTTGACTCAATTTATCATCAATATTCATAAATTATCCATAAAAATCTGATAGGTCAGAATTAATTCCTGTTCCTGTGTCCTGTCCTTGTCTTTCTATTGCTCTACTTACGGCTAAGCGATCATTTAAGTTTTCTTGAAATTCTTGGAAGTTATCATAATACAAGTCTGGAACATTTACAGCATTCGTAAAGCTTCCTCTTAAATAGTTGCCCAATTGCTGAGATACTTTATAAGGATCGGGTAAATCCAATCCAAATAGTTTCTTAGGACTCTTATCGTCGGATGGAGATACAAGTTGATTATTGATATGATACTTGTAGTTAAACGTAACTTGAAGTTTCATAACATCTTTCGAATTATGATCTAATTGTACTGCAGATATTGTCTTTGGATATGCTTCTCTTAACACTGCAATATATGTATCATTATCTTTAGTGTCCTGAGTGATGATACTGATATCTCTTACATAGGAATCATAGAAACCAGCAAGACGACTATATGGATTTATAATCTGATCAGTCCAATTATCGAAGTAACTTTTTACTTGCATTTGGCGATCTACTAAAAATGTTAGCTGAACGCTTTCAAAATTTCTATCATATACAACTTCACGCTGTTCACCATATGTTCTTACAGGCTGAGATGCAAATGACAAACTTGGTAGAAGTGCCTGTTCACAAAATAGTTCCACTAAATTTGCGTTAGAACTAGTAGGACTAGAAATAGAAACCGTAAAACGATTTTGTCGAGCAAGACTACTTCTTTTTATATTCGAAATAAATTCATTTAATGAGCGCGCTGTCATTACATTCCTCCAGTGTTTTTCCACACTTCTGTGACTGATGCCTTATGGAAGCTTTCCACTGGCATCATTAATGCTGTGGTCCAATCCGTTGGCGTTATTATTTTTAATTGTGTCATTAGATGATCTGACAAATAACTCTTTACGCAGGGTTCTACAAGCTTATGTTTAGAGATTCCTTGTAGAAGACTCCATGATAATTTTAAACGAGTAGTTTCGTCTATACCTCTAGTTGTCTTAAACTTAAGAAGATTGTCTAAAAGAACTACTCTAAAACGGTAAGATAAATAATGAAGATTGAGACCCATGAATCCATTTTCTGTTTTTCTAAATGGAAAGACTAAAGGAAACGAATCATAATACGGAAGTTTGTCTTTTGTCTTGGGATCATAGAAAAACATGTATAAGTTACCGGGTTTTATTGTAGAAGCATATGCACCAGAATGCTGATACATGCGCGTAGGTTTAATGCCCTCTTTTCTCAAAAGAGTAGCCTGTTGTCTAAACCATGTTCTAGACTTAGTAACTATCGAAGGATCATATTTGTGTTTTTCAAACACATCGAGCATGCTTGTCATTTTATTCCTAAATGGTTTTCTGTTAAAACTATAAATTCCCAGCCTCGATCTTTTGCATAATTATTAGCTGCCTTCCATTTTGCCTCGTTTACTCCCCAAACCATAACTTCCTGTAGAAATCTTTTAGTTTTACGAGAAGGAGGTATTGGAGGACGAGTCTGTGAATCAGGCTTAATTTCAACCAAATACGTTTTTACGCTTCCATCAGTTTTTCTTATTTGTATCTTAAAATCAATAAAATATCTATGTGCTTTATTATCAATCGGAGAAACATACGGGACTATCGTTTCTTCAGAACTCCACTTTAAAACAGAAGGATTCTTATCACACCAGATCGCAAACTTAGTTTCCCAGCTCGATCTCATAATTATATTGGTGTGATCTCCTGTATATTTGTGTGGATTGATAGGTTTGTATTTTCTCTTGTGAAACATAGATAAATAATTATAGCACACTATTAACTATTTATAGGAACTTTCATGGCGACACAATCCCTCAAAGCCGTTCCAGTAACCACATATAAACCAAAACAATTTGATCGAAACAAGTATGTTGTCGAGGGTTTGCAGTATCCATCTGATTTGATGGGTTTGACGAGTGATCCTCAGACAGGTTATTCACAATCAAACTATGGTTCTAACTGCGTTGTATTCTATATAAACGTAAATGAAGAATCACGCATGATTAAGAACAAGACAACTGATACGGTCGATATTGGAGATAACGAGAGAGTAGCTAAACAATTAGCTGGAAAAAATTATACGCAAGAACAAACAGTTCTTGCTCAAGCAGCCGTTGGTGGTGGATTGGGTACATTACTGGGATCTTCTGGGTCTGGTGGACTTAAAGGTGCAGTATTGGCGGGAGCAGGAGCTGCAGCAGTTGCAACTAATACCGAAAGTTCTACATTCTCTCGTCCGCAGAAGAGATTAAAGACCGCGATTGCTCTTCATGTTCCTAATCAACTTTCAGTTAGATATGGTGCAGGTTGGTCGGAAGAAGAAACATTTGCAATGCAAGCTTTAATTGATGGTGGAAAAGAAGGTGCACGTGCTTTAGAAGAAGCTGGAAAAGCTCTTATGAGTGGCAAGGGTAAAGAGTCAGCAAATGCTATCATAGGTGGAGTTAAGAATTTATCTCCAATAGTTGCTGCAGCAACACTTAAAGGACCAAATGGCGGTGCAATGTCAGCAATGACTGGATTAGCTCCTAATCCAATGAAAGAACAATTATTTAAAGGAATGGATTTTCGTACATTCACTATGGAGTATCAATTTGCTCCACGTAGTTTAGAAGAATCTAACAACGTAAACAACATTATTCAAACGTTTAAATACCATATGCATCCAGAATTTAAGGATGCTAATAACTTCTTATATCTTTATCCTTCCGAGTTTGATATTGAATACCATCATAATGGTAAAGAAAACTTAAACATCCATCGTCATACCTCGTGTGTACTTACTGAACTTAACATTAACTATACACCTAATGGTAACTTTTCAACATTCATTGGCGGTCGTCCTACACAGATTAACGTGTCTATGACATTCAAAGAACTTACTGTTCTTACAAAAGAACTTATTGTACAGGGTCTATAATGTACTTTGCAAACTTTCCAAAAATAGTATACGATTTCGATTTATCGAAAGGTACTGACTATAGAGTAGTCACTGATATTACACGCAACGTAAGAGTTCGCAAGCAGATTCTAGAAAACATTACTCTTTACGATTATTACGATATTGCTGAAGGCGAAACACCTGAAATTATTTCAGAAAAAATATATGGTACACCATATTATCACTGGGTCATCATGCTTGTGAATCAGCGATATGATTATGTCAATGATTTCCCGTTATCACAATTAGAACTTGATTCTTATATTGATCAAAAGTATGGTGTTAAGAAATATCATGTTCATGATTATAAAGTAGATGGCTTTATAAAAGAAGGCGTAAATACTTTAGTGCTTAGAGATTCTGCGATTGATGGAGGTGGCATTGGTGAAATGGCTGTAGGTAAAGTTCTTACAAGCGTTACCAATGGATACGAAGCACGAATCGATGATATCATAGTAGAATCAGACAACATTAATGTGACTATTGAAGTTTCTCTTAGAACTGGAAAGTTTGCTCCAAATGAAACTGTAAAAATAAGAGATGAAAATACATATGCAGAAGTGGTATCATGCGTTGTACCAGCACAATATACGACTACTAGCAATTACGATTATGAGTTTAATCTGAATGAATCTAAGCGTAGAATTAAGATAGTAGATCCTGCGTTAGTAGAACAATTAGTAAAAGAGTTTAAAGATATTTTATGAATTCATCGACAGAAAGTATTCGCTTTGCAGGCGACGTAAATATACGTCGTTTAGATGTAGTATCATCTGCAAACTACAAAGTCGATATGACTAATCAGCTAGTAGGAATAGAGATATATGAAGATATGTTTTCTCCATTTATCACTATGGCTATTACTGTTAGAGAATCTCTTGACTTTATAAATGCACTTCCTTTAAGAGGCGAAGAGATAGTTAATCTTGAAATTTCTACTCCTTCTTTTAGTAAAGAAGAACAATATTTCAAAGGTAAGTACTACATCTATAAAATAAGTGATAGACAATTACTTACTGATAGAAACAGCGCATACACGATGTTTTGTATATCATATGAAGCGTTAGTAGATTTAAATATGAAACAATCTAAAGCATATCGCGGAAACATTGGCGATATTGTTAAAGAGTTTTTAGGTAATGAAGGCTTGAGTACTACTAAGAAATATACAATCGAGCCGACTAAAAATTCAATGAAATATGTTTCTAATTTCTGGTCACCTATTAAAAACTTAAATTTCCTATCAACCAATGCATTGAATAATGATGGAAATGCATCTTATTTATTTTTCGAAAATAGAAGCGGGTTTAATTTCATAAGTCTTGATAAACTCTATGTTCAAGATGTATTTCAGAAGTTTGTTAAAGATAACTATACGCGTGATACTGATGGTAATACTTCAAAACGCAATTTAAATAGAGACTATCAAAGAATTCTAGACTTTAAAGTTCGTGTTCCTTTTGATGCCTTAAAGTTTACTAATAGCGGAGCATATGCTTCTCGTTTATATTCATATGATTTAGTTAAGAAGAAATACTATGCTAAAGACTTTGATGCGTTAAGTGAGTTTAACAAGACTCCTCACTTAAATAAA